TATGATGAGGTAGTGGTATACATTCACAGCATCCAGGCCTTCTGTCAATTCCTATGGTCCGGACTGTATGCCGTACATGCTCGCCCAAACTGCATCTTAGCTTTTGACGATTGGCAGTTTAAACAGATCTACAGCACTATTGAAACATATAAAGAGAAGCTCGAAGCAAACGATGAAGGTGTATTCCGCCAGTATCTCTTTGATCTATGGCAAGGTGTAGAAGATAAAGAAACTGTAGCGTCATATAAAGAACAATATATCGATGCTTGTAACATTATCACCAGTAAAGAGAATCGTTTGCTTGTAAGCGCCTTTGCAGGTGGTGATATGTCAACACTAGAACTTGGCTGGAAAGAAGAAAACGTTTACACATATAATCCAAATCCTTATCATCTAAATCGTCGTGCAGACAACGGTTATGGAACAGGTAGTGTTGGTTTGGATAGTTTCTTTGGTGATACACCAGAAAAAGAAATGAAATGGAATTTTGCGTCTCTTGTTCAAGAGAAAACGCGAAAATGGCTCAAGGCGCAGCAACCTGACGATTGGAAGTGGGAGATTGTTTACTATGGCGCAAAGCGTGGTAAATATAAGTCAGAGCGTAAAACCGAACCGGAAATGGTAAAAGTATTCGAACAACAATGGGGCTGTCTAATGCCCGGATACTTCCATGCCGGATCTGGGTGGTGGCGAGCACGCCCACTGCAGGTTGCTGACGCCGGTTCTATTATTATTGGTGACAAACCAGAAATGATGGTGTATTATAAAGATGAGGGTCTTGCTGGACTTCGAGTACAAGACGTAGAAGCAATGGATCTTACTCAATTGCAAGCTACTGCCAAAGCTCAGCGAGATGCTCTATATGATAACCATCCTTTGGATCAGAGCATTCAAAGAAACGAGCTTGAGAGAGTATTAGCAGCATGAAGTATTTAGTAGTAGGTGCGGGTCTATCAGGTTGTGTGGTTGCTCGTGAGCTTGCAAGAGCAGGACATAATGTAGATGTAATTGATAAACGAGATCACGTAGCCGGTAATGCATATGATTATGAGAATGAACATGGCATTCGAGTTCATAAGTATGGTCCTCATCTATTTCATACTAATAATGAAGAAGTATTTGAATGGCTTTCACAGTTTACTGAGTGGGTTGAGTATCGGCACAAAGTTAAAGCTCAACTCTCGGATGGACAATACGTCACATTACCAGTAAATCGTGAAACAAAAGATATTGTCGGTGAGGAGAATGTTCTCGACGTATTCTTCAGACCTTATACCAAGAAGATGTGGGGTGTCGAACTTGATCAGTTGAATCCTGATATTATCAATCGAGTTCCTATTCGTGATGATTACAACGAAGAATACTTTCCAAATGATAAGATACAATTCATGCCACGGCATGGCTATACTAAAATGGTTGAGAACATTCTCACTCACCACAATATAACTGTATCTTTAAATACTGAATATAATTATCATATGGATAAAGAATACGATCATGTGTTTAATTCTATGCCAATTGATGAATGGTTTGAATGGAAATATGATAAGCTTCCATATCGTTCAATCAAGTTTGAGACTGTAAGCCTGCCGATTCCACGGGCATTACCAACCGCTACTGTAAACTTTACTCATCACGGCCCAAAGACCCGTGTTACTGAATGGAAGAATATTCCCTGTCACGGCGATAATAAATATATCACAACGCTAACGTTCGAGGAACCATGCGATTACTCTGAGAATAACTATGAACGTTATTATCCAGTAAAAGATCGCGATGGTAAGAACCGAGAGCTATACAAAAAATATAAAGCCGAAATACCAGAGCATATGACCTTTATCGGTCGCTGCGGTTTGTATGCCTATCTTGATATGCATCAGGCTGTGAGCACAGCGCTCTCAACAGTGAGAAAGTTTTTAGCATGAGTGATATTACCCACGCAAGTATCGTACCACTAATTGGAGGTGAAACTATTGGTTCCCATCGAGCCTTTGGTGCACCTCCAATTCATTTTATGTCATATGAACCTTTTGCTGGTAATGACAAACATATTCTAAATTATTACGACAACAAGATTCCATATTATGTTCTAGATAAAGGACATAGGCCACCGCCAGGCGAAAGAGCAAATGTTGTATCATCAGTGTGTCCATGCGCTGGTTTATCAATGATGTCACATGGATACGGTGACGACAACGAAAACAACAAATGGATGATTGAGACTGCAAAGTATATTCTTGGTGAATATAGACCAGACTGTTTCTGGGGCGAGAACGCTCCAGGATTTGCTGGTAAGATTGGAACTAATGTTCGTAATCAATTGAAACAGATTGGTAAGGACAATGGATATACGATGAGTGTATACCGGACTAGATCTCTACTTCATGGTGTTCCACAGGTACGAGAACGCTCATTTTATTTCTTCTGGAAACGAGATAACGGCGTACCAATCTTTGAATACTACAATCGTGAGTACACACCAATCGAAGAATTAATTCGTAATGTAAAATCAAACTTTCAAACTGAACCTATCAATACTAAAAAGCCTTCCGACAACCCGTACTATAAGTACATTCTTGAAGAGATTGAAGGAGGCAAAACTCATACAGAGCATTCTCGCGATGTAGATCCAACGTCAGCTCGTGGTGTGGATTCTTTCTCTTATATCGAAAGAGCAGGTAAAACTTATAATGAAGTTGCTGACTGGATGGCTGCAAACGGTTTTGAGAAAGAAGTTGATAAGTGCCACTATAAACATGAGAAACTTGCTAAGGGTGGGTCGATTATGAGAAGAGGTGTCATTGTTCCAAAAGATCGTATCGGCGCTTTCGTTGGCCACTATCCTACTATGCTTACTCATCCTGATGAAGATCGATTTATTAATTACCGAGAAGCTATGTCAATCATGGGCTTGCCCGAAGACTTTGAATTGGTCGATGCGGGCCCTAAGGTAGCAAATCATATTTGCCAAAATGTCCCTGTGCAAACAGCCACAGACATGGCCACAGAGGTTCTAGCAACACTTAAAGGTCTAAGAAAAATGGTTGACACCGATTACATTTTGCAGTATAATGGTACTCAGAAGCTTGAATACCAAGAAAACATTACTACACTTGAGGCTTTTCTATGAGAACTGACTTTATCCTAGACTTTGAAACAATTGGCCAGTGTGCTCGTAAGGCGCCTGGCATTGAGTGTTCTTATACAACATTTGTATGGGATCGCTTTCTTGATGAGCCTTATTCTTTTCAAGAACTTTTAGGTATCATTCAAAAAGCAAAACTTGATTTGCAAGATCAAATGAAGAACTATGACTTTGAATATCAAAAGTCAGATCTTGATTGGTGGCTACAGCAAGCACCAGAAGTTCGTAAGCTTTTAAAACCAAAGCCAGATGATCTTAAGCTACCACAGTTTATTGAGCAGATGATCGGATATCTTCGTACTCAAGATAAAGTTGATTACTGGTGGAGCCGTTCAAACGGTTTTGACCCAGTTATTCTAGATCATATGGCAATGGCCGTAGGCAAGGACAAGTTTCTAAACGAGTACATTCCTTACTGGCGTATACGTGATACTCGTACATTTATTGATGCGAAGTTTAACTTTACAACAAAGAATGGATTCGTACCCGTTGCAGATACTGAGCAATGGGAAAAAGTATTTAGTGCTCATGATAGCAGACATGATGTCGCAGCAGACATCCTTCGGATTCAGGCTATTCATAGAGCAGAAAATGATATGGAGCAAGTAGAAATATGAAAATTGAAATCTCTTTAGACAAACTCAAAGAGCAGAAGCTCTTTATCGGTACTCCGATGTACGGTGGTAACTGCTCAGGCTCATATGCTAAGTCCTGTAACGACCTGGCTATGATGTGTGCAGCAAATGGTATTCCTATCCGTTTTTATTATCTCTTTAACGAGAGCCTTATCCAGAGGGCACGTAATTATGTTGTAGATGAGTTCCTCAGATCTGATTGTACTCACCTTGTATTCATCGATTCAGACATCGCATTTAATGCTAAAGATGTTCTAGGATTAATTGCTGTAAACCTAGCAGACGCCGAGAATCATAATATTGTTGTAGGACCTTATCCTAAGAAAACAATCGCGTGGGAAAAGGTTGCTAAGGCTGCAGAGCTTGGTAAAGGTGACGAAAATCCATTCGAGCTTGATAACTATACAGCAGACTATGTATTTAATCCTGTTAAGAAATTAGATACATTTAATGTTGGTGAACCACTTGAGATTGGTGAGGGTGGTACAGGCTTTATGTGTATTCCACGAGAAACACTTGAGAAATATCGCGATGCCTATCCTGAACTTCAGTACAAACCAGATCATGTTCGTACGGACAAGTTTGATGGTTCGCGAGATATCACAGCGTTCTTTGACTGTGTAATTGATCCGGAATCGCGTCGTTATCTATCAGAGGATTACTTCTTCTGTAGGAAAGCCCGTGACATCGGTATGAAAGTGATTATGTGCCCTTGGATGCACCTCAATCACATTGGCACTTATATCTTTAAAGGTAATATGGCTGCTATTGGTTCTCTCGGTGTGTCAGCCACCGCAGACAGTAAAAGCAATCGTAAAACTTATGCCAATAAAAAACAGTTGACAAAATCCAAAAAACGTAGTAAAATTAATACATAATGTGAAATTTGTAAGGAGCTTATATAATGAAGTTTAGTGAACGTACTCTTACCATTCTTAAGAGTTTTTCGACTATCAACAAGTCGATTCTTATGAAACCCGGCGGTGTACTTAAAACAGTAACACCAGAAAAGACATTGGTTGCGTCTGCAACTATTCCAGATCAGATTCCATCTCAAGCATGTATCTATGATTTGTCAAGATTTTTGTCAATTTTATCACTTTACAAGGATCCCGACGTAGAGTTTCATGATAAATACTTTATGATCAACGATGGTCGTCGTAAGACGAAATATGTTTACGCTGACATATCAATGATTCATGCAGCTCCCGAAAAAGAGATTCAACTGCCATCTCTGGATGTAGTTGTTGATGTTTCTTGGGAAGACCTACAGTCTGTTCTTAAGGCTGCAGGTGTGTTACAATTCTCTGAGGTAGCCTTTGTAGGGACCGAAGGGAAAATCTGGTTGAAAGCTATTGATAGCAACAATCAAAATTCTGATGATTATGGTGTTGAAATCGGCACTACATCTGATGAATTTAAGATTATCATTAAAACCGATAATCTTAAGCTCTTGCCTCAGGATTACAAAGTTTCTCTTTGCGCAAAGGGAATCTCTGAGTTCAAGGGTACGGACGTCACGTACTTCGTGGCAATTGATACTAAGTCGACTTATCAGAAAGGATAACAAATTATGAATGAAGCTCAAGCAGCTCAAGCACCCGAGGGACAAGCACCTCAACCGATCCAACTTTCTCTTCAGGATCTAGCAACTGTTGTACAGTTTGTAGATGTTGCGTCTCGCCGCGGCGCAGTAGCCGGTAACGAGATGGCAATTATTGGAATGCTTCGTAACAAAATCGAAATGTTCCTACAACAGAATGCTCCGCAAGGAGCTCCCGATGGTAACATGCCGGCAGCCGATGCTCCAGCTCCGGATGTACCTGAGGACGCACCACTCGCTGACAAAGTGGTACAATAATGAGTGGGGCTTCGGCCCCCTCATTTCTTTTTATATGATGATGGTGATTGAATGTCTATTGATGCAAAAGCAAATGAAGTACTTTGGGTAGAGAAGTACAGGCCAATGGTAATTGGCGACACAATTCTACCAGACAAAACTAAATCTGCTTTCAAAAAATTTGTAGCAGATGAATCTATTCCTAACTTACTACTCACTGGCGGTCCAGGTGTTGGCAAAACTACAATCGCAAAAGCTATGCTCGATGAACTTGGCTGCGATTATATTATTAAAAACGGCTCACTTAACGTCAATATCGATACCCTCCGATATGACATCTCCACGTTTGCCTCAGCGGTTTCCTTCACAGGTGGTAGAAAATACGTCATCTTTGACGAGGCGGACTATCTCAACGCAGCAAATGTTCAACCCGCGCTACGCAACTTTATTGAAGAATATTCAAGCAATTGCGGGTTCATCTTTACTTGTAACTTTAAAAATCGTATAATCTCTCCACTTCGTTCTCGTTTGTCAGAGGTTGACTTTACCATCGAGCAATCCGATCGGCCAAAGCTCGCGATGCAATTCCTACGCCGTGTTGAAGCTATTCTTGAACAAGAAAACGTTGCGTATGATAAAGCAGTTGTTGCAAAAGTAATCCAAAAACACTTCCCTGATTTTCGACGTGTACTTACAGAGTTGCAATCTTACTCCGCTTCTGGCGCTATTGATGAAGGTATCTTTGTTAATCTCAAACAAGAATCCCTTGATGAACTCTTTAAACTTCTAAAGAGTAAAGACTTCACAAACATGCGTAAGTGGGTTGCAAAGAACTCAGATCAAGATATGAACGAGATGTTCCGTCGTATCTATGATATGGCCAATGATAAGGTCGAACTCAGATCTCAGCCAGGCTTTATCGTAACTCTTGCAGACTATATGTACAAAGCAAACTTTGTCGCTGATCTTGAGATAAATATGGTTGCATGCCTCACTGAAATCATGATGGAGACATCCTTTAAATGAATAACGTAGAAGTATATGGCATCATGCCACAGATTACAACAAGTAATTACTACACCACTAATACTACTGTTCATGGTGTTAAGGTAACACAAACGAAACATCTTGAAACACCGACTGGAGTGACATGGGTTGAAACCGTTCAATGGACCCGTTACGACCATGCTGGTCGAGTGATTGATGAGAAACCACAGGGACAATTCGTTGATATTGTAGTATGAAATGGCTAAAGTGATGATGTGCGATCCGCCCAGCGGTTGGAAGTATGGTTTTCCTAAACCTTTACCCGCAGACTTAGGCGAAGATGAAAGTATCCTTCCTTGGCTGTTGAGCGAAGGTTATCCGCAGAAAGAGATTGACAACTGCGGCAAATACTTTTATGTTAGATATTGGGAAGAAGATGATGGTTGAAATTAGTGATAATGAATATCAGCTTTACCAAAAGCTCTTAAAAATTTGGAAGCATAGCTCACCTGAAAAAACTGGTGCATACTTCATTTGTGGTGAAGCGGGTGAGAAAGACGATTTAGGTTTGCCTGAATACATTCACGTTTGCCCATCTTATGGATTAGATGGAATAGCTTCATATAAATTGCACAAAGATTATTCAGCGCCGGAGTGGTAAATGAGCGAATGGATGAAACGTCTTATTAAAAAGCATACTTGCTTTTATTGTGAAAAAACAGTTGACAAAGCTGACTTGTTTAGTATAAAATTAGATACAAGTGAAGGGCCTCTTGAATTAAAAGCCTGCCCCACTTGTGCAGATGATTTAAATGATATTTTGAAAAAGATTGAGGAAGCTCGTGGCGAAGGACTATAACCCATTTGATTTTATGACAGCAGCTTCTTTCTCGAAGGAAGATCTGATTAACAATAACGAAAATCCAGAACTGATTGAAAAGCAGTACATTCCTTATATGGTAAATCGTGGTTTCGCAAACTTCGAGGATACTATCTTACATGCGAATGAAATGAATCAACGAGCTCATATGTTCCATGCCGCTCAGTTTCAATATTATCGTGGAGCACTACGTAAGCGTAAACGTTTC